CGGCATAGGTCTTTCACATATCAAGAATTTTCACAACGCTATGCAGATAGCACTCTTCTTGGTAAGTCTATTCCCCTTCCTGAACTTCGTCGTCAGGATGATAAGAATCGTCAGAATAGTATTGATGATATTCCCGATTATCTGAAATTAAAGATGACTGAGGAGATTCGTCTTTATTTTGATCGTGGAATGCAACTCTATAATCGTCTCCTAGAGGCAGGAGTGGCAAAAGAGTGTGCAAGGTTTGTACTGCCCTTAGCGACGCCTACAAGACTCTATATGACTGGCTCTGTGCGGTCATGGATCCATTATATTGATCTACGGTCTGCTCATGGAACACAGAAGGAACACATGGAGATTGCTGAACTAGTACGTTGTATCTTTACTTGTCAGTTCCCTGCTGTATCTGAAGCCCTTGGATGGACTCGTGATGGTTGCTCCGAATGCGTAGATGCACCGTCTATTACTATCGAATAAATATCCTTATAGTTTATTGATTTTTATGGCTGTATATCCTGTTATTAATAGAGAAACTGGTGAACAAAAAGAAGTTAAGATGAGCGTTCACGATTGGGACCAATGGAGAAAGGATAATCCAACCTGGGAGCGAGACTATTCGGATCCATCAACATTTCCAAATTTTGGAGAAGTTGGTGAAGTCTATGACAAACTGAAGAAGTCTCATCCTGGATGGAATGATGTACTTCGAAAGGCATCTAAAGTGCCTGGTTCTAACGTCCGCCCCGTCTAATCTTTTCTCAATCCTATGCCTGCAAAAAGAAAGACTTCCACCCCCATAGTTCCATTTGGAATGAGTAACAAGCACATGAAAAGAAAGAAACCAATCAATTTAGATTTAATGAAACCAATTGATCCTCTTACAGAGAATCAACAAGAACTTTTCCGATGCTACAAAAACGATCAGAACATTGTTGCCTATGGCGCAGCAGGTACGGGTAAAACTTTTATTACTCTCTATAATGCACTTAGAGATGTCTTAAATGAAAAGACTCCTTATGAAAAGATTTACATTGTGCGTTCGCTTGTAGCAACAAGAGAGATTGGTTTTCTTCCTGGAGACCATGAGGATAAGTCTTCCCTTTACCAAATTCCATATAAGAATATGGTGAAGTATATGTTTGAGTTACCAACTGAAGCAGACTTCGAAATGCTTTATGGTAATCTTAAAACTCAAGGAACTATTTCTTTCTGGAGTACTTCTTTTATTCGTGGCACAACTCTTGACAATTGTATTATTATTGTTGATGAATTCCAAAACTTGAATTTTCATGAACTTGATAGTATAATCACAAGGGTTGGTGAGAACTCAAAGATCATGTTCTGTGGTGATGCTACTCAGTCTGATTTGATAAAAACAAATGAGAAGAATGGTATTATTGATTTCATGAAAATTCTTCGTGTTATGCCATCGATCGATCTTATCGAATTTGGTGTAGAAGATATTGTACGTTCTGGTCTTTGTAAAGAATACCTTGTTGCTAAAATGGAATTAAATTTATGAGTTTTATTCATCATAATTATCTCGGTGATATTGAATTAGAAAAGAAAGAAACAAATGGCATCCGTCTCTACAATCTTCCTAGTGGAGCATGGGTGCCTTCTATTACATCTGTGACTTCTTTTTATAATCGACAAATTTTTGTTGACTGGCGTAAGCGAGTCGGTATTGAGGAAGCAAATCGTATCACCAAAAAAGCAACAACTCGTGGTACTGACTTTCATGAAGTAGCACAAGACTATCTACTAAACAAAGAACTGGACTGGAACAATTATCTTCCAGCATCAAAGTTTATGTTTCATCATTTAAAACCAGAACTAGATAAGATAAATAATATTCATGCAATCGAAAGAACACTCTATTCAGAATACTTTGGGTTAGCTGGTAGAGTTGATTGTATTGCCGAATATGACGGAGAATTAGCGGTAATAGACTTTAAAACATCTGAAAAAATCAAACCAGAAAAATGGATTGAGAACTATTTTGTTCAAGAGATGTTCTATGCCGCAGCATACTATGAAATGACAGAGATCCCCATCAAAAAACTTATTACTTTGATGGTTACCCCTGGTGGTGAAGTCAAAGTATTTGACAAAAGAAACAAAGGGGATTATATTAAGTTATTAGTTAAGTATATTAAAGAATTTGTATCTCACAATCTTAGGTCAGAGAATGGAGAATGAGTTAGAAAAAGCACTAGAAAATAAGTTCTTTTGTCCATCTCGTTTTGCACAAGAAATCGAAAGTCTAGTTCATGTTAATAGTGATATGAGTTATATTGATGCTATCATTTATTTCTGTGAGCAAAATGGCATAGACTTGGAATCAGTTCCAAAACTTGTATCAAAACCATTAAAGGAAAAAATTAAATACGAAGCAATAGAACTTAACTTTTTAAAGAGAAGTTCTAGAGCAAAACTTCCTCTTTAAATTTATTTTTAGGGCGAAAATTTTTTCGACAAGAAATCTTTATATTATTTTTTGATGATGCCCTTCGACGCTTATAGACAATATCTTTCTCTAAAGAATCACTTTACGAAAGATAAGTATGACTACCACAAATATTGTGGAAAGAGTCGTGCGACTGTACAATCTTTCTACAAAAGAAAAGATAGATTCTGGTTTGAAAAACTAGCAAGAAATAAGACCGATCAAGAAGTAATTGAGTTTTTTGTATCTAACTTTATCACCTGTACTGATCCAGGTAAACTTTGGATAGGAGAGATGATACGAGAAGGTGAAAGTAGATACACTGCATGGAAGAAAAGAAATCAGTCTCTTTCGTATGTTTTTAAAGAAGAGACTGAAAATTTATTTCGCAATCAAAAAGTTGATACTATTTTTGATTGTTCCAAGGGTCACCCGCCAGTTTTAAAAAGTTTCCTGAGCGGGAATATTAGCCCTGAAACTATGGTCATCTATGACAAAATATTCCTGTTCGGGAATGACTTTGATAAAAAACTAAAAGACCCAGTGTGGGAAACCGTCAGTATGAGAATGAAAAAATATTCTTCTTTCCTACATATAGATGTATTTCGTTATAAAAAAATTTTAAAAGAGATTGTTTTAGGAGAAAGATGAGTTTCTTTAATTCAGATGTTGTCCGTGCTGAGATGACAGAAATAAGTGAATTGCAAGAAGACATTTATAAAAATGTCTTTAAATTTTCTACAATGACTAAAGAAGAACAACTCTTTCATGTCTCTATGTTGGAGAAACTCTTAGATAAACAAAAAATTCTTTATACTCGTTTGAGTTTATCTGATGATCCTGAAGCAAAATTAATGAAACAAAACATTATTGACTCTGCTACTTTGATGGGACTCCCAAAGGATGTAGATATGAACATTTTGTTTAACAATATGTCTCAGATGCTCGAAGTCATGAAGCAGCAGATTGACAAAACTGGTTCTAACCAGTAGAATAACGAAGTACACAAAGGCCAAATCCAAACAAATCCGAGGTAATCCGAATGTCATTCGCAAATCTTAAGAAGCAATCTTCTCTTGGTTCACTGACTTCCAAACTGGTAAAGGAAGTTGAGAAGATGAATAATACTAGTGGCGGTGGTGATGACCGTCTCTGGAAACCCGAAATGGACAAGACTGGCAATGGTTTTGCAGTCATCCGTTTCCTGCCCGCACCTGAAGGGGAAGAACTTCCCTGGGCAAAGATCTATTCTCATGCCTTCCAAGGTCCTGGTGGTTGGTACATTGAGAACTCCCTGACTACTGTTGGACAAAAAGATCCAGTATCCGAGTACAATCGTGAACTGTGGAACACTGGTCTTGATTCTGATAAGGACACTGTTCGTAAGCAGAAGCGTAAACTGTCGTACTATGCGAACATTTACGTTGTCCAAGACAAAGCAAATCCTCAGAATGAAGGTAAAGTCTTTCTGTATAAGTTTGGTAAAAAGATCTTTGACAAGATCATGGAAGCAATGCAACCAGAGTTCGAAGATGAAACTCCAATCAATCCTTTTGACTTCTGGCAAGGTGCTAACTTCAAACTCAAACTGAAGAAAGTCCAAGGTTATTGGAATTATGATTCTTCTGAGTTTGACCGCATTTCTCCACTTCTGGACGATGATGATGCTCTCGAAGCACTCTGGAAAAAGCAGTATTCTTTGACTGCTCTGACTGCTTCAGATCAGTTTAAAACTTATGAGCAACTCGAAACACGTCTGAAGATGGTTCTTGGTCAGAAGTCTTCTTCTCGTCCTAGTTATGATGAAGAGACTAATGATGAAGATAATGATCGCGGTTCTTATGCTCCCGACTTTTCTTCCCGTTCACAGAAGTCGGAACTTCCAGAAGAATTGAGTGCTCAACTTAATAATCTTGGATCTTCTAATTCTGATGAGGACGAGGATGATGCTCTCTCTTATTTCCAGCGTCTTGCTGAAGAGTGATCATTCATAAAGTCTAATATTATCAGCACGTTTCATGGTTTCACTCCTATATTGAGTGGAACCTTTTTGGTATCTCATCATTTGTTCCAGACCATCTTTTGCGATGTTGACATAATTTCTCTTGAGTAAAAAGATATTTCTCTTGTTTTCTTCTATCTCAATTTCATATTCATAATTAGTAATTCCTTTTGTGACATTATTGTATACCATATTTCTTTCGAGTTGAACATCAAAATGTTGGATACTAAATGTTGAATCTACTTGCAATCCTGCTGGTAGAATAGTAACATCATTGCTATCTTTAACTTCTAAAGTTTCGTAATGATGAATTCCATTATATAGAGTATTATAATCTCCATATTTGGCTAGCATATAACGATCAAAATCTCTTTGACTGAGAGGCCACTCTGTTTGAATATTGATAATATTATTTGATACTAAGACTAACCAATCTAAACTTGCGTCTTCATAGTAATCATATGCAACATTATCTGGTCTATCATCTCCTATAATTTGATATTTTGTAAAGACTGATAAGTCGTCAAAAATATCGTCTCTTAATTTTCCTTTTTTAAAAAAGTTTTTTACAGTAATATAGTCAGATATTTTAGCACCTGGCAGTCTGCTGACGTATTCGAAGTTTGGGATTTGGTTAAAGTAATTTGACATCTTAGTAACCTACTTTATTTTTTGCTGCGCTATGATCATCTTCAAAAATTGGTTCTAGTTCACTGAATGCTAGACTGATTTCGTAAGATATCATTGCTCCATCTGGGTGTACTGCATATGTTCCTTCTGGGGTGTAGGTTACAGAAACTGATTGCAATGCACACTCTTTTATTACGTTAATGTAAGGATTAATTCCCCCATTGTGTATATATTCTATTGCAAAAGTGTTGGGGGATTTTAAGAATAAATTTCCTGTAGTTCTTTGGACAGCAGATCCCTGCTTAAAGAATTTAATAATATGTGCTATTTCCTCTGTTTCTGGTGCATTTCTTGCTGATAACTTAAATTGGAATTGGAATTGTCTCAATGTTGGACCGGAGAATAACAATTCCAAATTTGGGTTGATTATGGCACCTGTTTGTCTTGTGAAAAGTTGCTGATCAGTTCCAACAGCATTTGCAATCAAAGCATTTCTAAAGAAATCCGATGACATCTTTCTTTGTTGTAAAACTCTATCTACAGCAGCGTTTGCAGCTTGAACTCCTTCTTTTACTCCACCTTCGGCAGTGGCCATTGCTATGTTTGCAAGTTCTGCTTTTACTGCATCTAATCTTTGACCTGCCCAATCAACTGAATTACTATCCGATAATCCGTTTGATGCGGGAAGAGTCACAGATCCCATAGGAGCTGATTTGCCTATTGGGTTATATTTTAATACAGTAAATTTAATTAAACCCTGAGAACCACCTCTTGCTTCTTTTGGAAAAACAGTATTTCCATATTCGGTTCTTGTTTTTGGATTCTCTATGGACTTTATATTATTTTGGTTGTTATCTACTGCTGCTGCTGTTGATGATCCTTCAGAATCTCCAGTATCTGCTGCTCCACCCCCACCACCAGCTGGAGCTGCACCTTTGTCTGCAGTTGTTGGGGTTGGCGTTGTATCTCCAGGTTTTTTTCCAGTATTTGGATTTACAACCCCAGGTAAACCTGCTTTTTCTTGTAAGTATGTTCTTGTATTGTATGGAGAATGTGTATTGATAATATTTGCTCTATCACTATTTGCAGTTTTTTGATATTGAGTACTGAAAACTTTTTGCAATTGTTGTTGATTTAGATTTGTTCCGTTTTTATTATTGTACTTCTTTACAAATGAGTCGTTGACAGTCCAATTATTTCCTACTGCACTTCCAGATGCGATTAGAGTTCTTCCAAAAATCCCTTCGTCACTATATAAATCTGCTGCACCAGTTTCGGTATTCACTATCATTCTAGTTGGAATACCAGATATAGATCTTGTCGATTCTTTAGTGACTGCCATTAGATATGGTGTTTTTTATTTATTTAGACGGAACTTTCCATATTGTAATGATAACAACTCATCAAGTTCGTTATATTTGACGACATGAAGTTTTCCTGCAACTTCTTCCCATGTGTATTGTCTTCCTTCTCTCCAATGAAAGTTGATTGCTTTAAATCCCCATCTCTCTAATGAAGTGCAAGCAATTAATGGGTGCTGATCATATTCAATATCAGGTGTTTTTGGATTGTATATAAAGGTATAAAACTTTCCTGGTTCTGGATATAATACTTCTTCTTTAAAAATATCCATAATCATCAACATGATTTCTTCTGGATCTTTGGTTCCAGACTGATCCACTCTTTTAAGAAGTTCTCTAGTTCTTGCTGTTCCTGTTCCTTTGTATTGACCGAAACCTTCTGCCATTAACTGAATAACTCCTCTTCTGTGATGATTTTAAAGTCTATTCTTCTATCATCACAAAATTCTTTTGCTGCTTTCCACTTTGCTTGATTTACAGCATAAGTTTTGCACTCATACAGATATGATTTTGTCTGTCTTTTTGGTTGCTTTGGTGGTCTCGTTTGCTTCTTTGGTTTCACTTCAACAACATATGTTTTGACCTGACCAGAACTTTCCTTGACCTTTATAATAAAGTCTGGGAAGTAACGATGGACTCTATTATCAACTGGAGAGACATATGGTATATAAAATTCTTCACTACCCCATTCTATTATGTTTTCATTTAGGTCGCACCAACGACAGAAATGACGCTCCCAACTACTTCGACAAATAATATTGTTTGGATTGCCCTTATATTTTTGTGGATATGACGGTTTGTAGATACTTTTATTACTTTCTGCCATACATAATATATAAGGTCAAAAACTATTTATAGATGCCTAGCCCAAAAAGAATTTCTCAAATTAAATCTAGTTTACTGCGACCTGCATTAACTTCTCACTTTGAGGTTGAGATTCCTTTTCCTAGTAGCGTCCAATCTGCTATAGGATCTCAAAAAGAATCTCTTCTTTTATCATGTTCTGAAGCAAGTCTTCCTGGATCTCGCTTAGCGACGGCAGAAATTGATAATAGCCGTACTGGTGTGACGGAGAGACACGCTTATAGAAGAATTTTTGATGATAGCATCGATCTTACTTTCTATGTCGATGCTAGAAATTATTTGCCAATTAGAGCATTTGAGTCATGGATTCGTTATATTATGGATGAGGATGTCAATGAGGCCATGAGTAAAGACTATGCATATAACTCAAGATATCCAGATGATTATATTATGGATCAGGGATTGATCGTTAGAAAATTTGAAAGAGATTATCAGGCTCAACTCACTTATGAATTTGTAAGAAGTTTTCCCGTCAGCATCTCATCGATGCCAGTTTCTTACGACACGTCATCATTATTAAAATGTACTGTCTCAATGAGTTATATTAGATATCTTATAACAGATTCTAAATCATCTGGATCAGAATCTCCACTAAGATCAACACAACCAAATACAGACTATTTTAGTCCGATCGAACAAGCAAAATTTAACTCAAGTAATCTGACTATTCCTGGATTTGAGGGAGAGAATCTTCTTACTACTGGAGGAATCTCTAAAGATGTTGCTAAAACGTCTGGAAATGCTATTGATAGGAGAGTAGAAGCAGGTCTTCCTTATGTTGGAAGAAATATTGGACCTATTGCACCTTTCTCTGGTATCTAATAAATAATCACATCTGAAATATATTTTTAGGACATTATGCCTTTACCAAAAATTGCCACCCCTTTGTATGAACTCGAATTGCCATCAACAGGAGAGACAATTCAGTATAGACCTTTTCTTGTAAAAGAAGAAAAAGTTCTTGTAATTGCTTTAGAGAGTGAAGATACTAAGCAAATTACGACAGCAATTAAAACAGTAATCTCAAATTGCATTAAAACTAAAGGAATCAAAGTAGAAGAACTTCCAACTTTTGATATCGAATATTTGTTCCTTAATATTCGTGGTAAGTCTGTTGGAGAAGAACTTGATGTTAAAGTCACCTGCCCAGATGATGGAGAAACTCAAGTTAATATGATTATTAATTTGGATGAAATTAAAGTTAATAAAAATGATAATCATTCTAAACAAATTAAATTAGATTCTTCTATTATGATGGAGATGAAGTATCCATCTCTTGATCAGTTTATTAAGAACAATTTTGACTTCGAAGATGGAAATGCAATGGAGCAATCCTTTGATTTGATTGCGTCATGTATTGATAAAATTTATACTGAGGAAGAGGTATGGGCAGCTGCCGATTGTACTAAGAAAGAAATTGTAGAATTCTTGGAGCAAATGAATTCTTCTCAGTTTAAAGAGATTGAGAAGTTCTTTGAGACTATGCCAAAACTTTCACATACTATTAAAGTAAAGAATCCAAAAACTAAAAAAGAAAGCGAAGTTGTTCTTGAGGGATTAGCGTCTTTTTTCGCATAGGCATGATCCATATGGATCTTGTTAATTATTATAGACTCAACTTTGCTTTGATTCAGTACCATAAATATTCATTGACTGAAATTGAAAATATGATGCCTTGGGAACGAGACATCTATGTTGGATTATTGCAACAGCATCTTGAAGAAGAGGAATTAAAGCAAAAGCAACGGAATGCCAATCAGTAAATCGGAAAGATTAAGAAAAGCATATGAGTCCAAGCTCGGTAAAAACTTGGTGTCTAAACTTTCCGATGATCAAATAAAACTGATTTCCAAGTATTATAATTCTTTAAGCGATAGCGAACAAAGTAATATCGATAGTGCGATTGTACAAGGAAAAACTAATACCGACTTGCATGAAATGGCAAGAGGTTTTATTGAGGAAGAAGAAGACAGTGAACAAATGCCAGAAGGTCTTGATGATCTTCTGAATTCAATCAGAGCACCAAAAGCTAAGGTTACAAAAATAACATCATCGGCACTTGTTGCTGTTGGTGGCAGTGGAAAAAAAGTTGATGGTAAAAAGTTCTTTGGAGAAAGTAAATATCAAAAATATATTGATGAATTGACTTCTAGTGGAACGATAGATGGTGAACAACTATCTCCTGCAGAGAGAAAAGAGGGATTTAAGAAGAGAGGAGATAAAATTGCATTCGAGGATTTTGTTAAAAAAATTCTTGATAGGAAAGAATCCCAATTTATATCGCAAGAAAAAAAGAAACTTTCTGGTGCTCAAATAAAAAGCCCTCTAGCAATTGCAACACCAAAAGTTGATGATAAAAAAGTTATACAGAAACCTGAACCAGAACAAGTAGTATCACCAGCATCTGAAGAGACTCAAGAAAATCTTGATGACATATTAGATAAGATTGATTCCATTCTTGATACAATAAAAAACGAGGAGAAAGCAAAGAAGAAAAAAGATAAAGAGGATAGTAGAGAAAGAGAAAAGAAGAGAAGAAAGAAGAAAGAAGAAAAATTAGAGTCATCGATCTTTAAAGGACTTGCAAAAGGAGTAGATAAAGTCTTACAACCAGTAAAGTCTATTTTTAAAAAAATATTTGATTTCTTTACCGCAATATTTTTTGCCAGAATAGTTACAAAAATCTTTGACTGGTTAGGAGATAGAGAAAATCAACAGAAGTTAAAAAGTCTTATTAGATTCTTATCTGATTTTTGGCCTGTTATTGCTGGTGCATATTTACTATTCGGAACTAAGTTTGGAAAACTTATTAGGACAATAGGTAAATGGGCAGTTCAGATTGCAAAATTTGCAATACCAAAACTTCTTAGATTTATATCTAAAAATCCAAGAACTGCTATACTTCTAGCTGGTGCTGGATATCTGGGTGCTAGGATATTAACAAATAAAGAGGCTGGTGGTGAAGATGAAGATACTTCTGGAGAAGAAACTTCACAGTCCCAAACAGATCAGGGAGAATCAAAACAATCTGATGGTACGACACCCGAACCAATGGAATTTTCCAAGGGTGGAAGTGTTCCTGGATCTGGTAATAGAGATACTATTCCTGCAATGCTTACTCCTGGTGAGTTTGTCATGAGCAAGGGAGCAGTTGCAAAGTATGGAACAAACACTCTTGCATCAATGAATTCTGTGGGTGGTGGAACAAACATACCCTCTTTCTCTGATGGATTGATGGGATTCCAAGGGGGTGGTAGCGTTCCTGGAGGAGACGAAGCTAAAACAAAAGAACAGAGAGGACCCATGAGTTGGATGGGAAATCTATTTGGTGGAGGATCAAAACCACCAGCGACACCAGCAGCAGCAAAACCCAAAAGTGGTGGATTGACTGATATTCAGAAGAGAGCATTAGCAGTTCTTGCTAAGTATGAATCTGGCGCAGCTGGATATAATGCAGTGAATCAAATCGGAACATCTGGTGGTAGGGGAGTCAAAGGATTCTCTGGTGACATTCGTAAAATGTCACAGCACAAGGGCAGATCATTAACCGATTTTACTATTGGTGAAATCAAAGCACTTCAACGTGAAAATAAGAGTATGAGTGATTCTCAATGGATCAAAGCAGGTAAGTTACATGCCGTTGGAAGATATCAATTCATTGGAAACACTCTTCCAGGTGTTGCAAAGAGAGCAGGTATACCAGACAATGCTAAATTTACTGCAGGTGTACAAGATTTGATGGCACTTCAGTTAATGAAGGAACGTGGTATATCGCCTTGGGTTGGTCCTAGTGATAAGGCAACTAACGCAGAAAGGGCAATTATTGCTCAGGCAAGAAAGCAACCAATTAAATTTGATCCATCAATGCCAACAGGATCATCTGTAGGTGCAGATGTGGATATTGCATCTTCATCTGGATCTGATGCTGATATTAGTAGTGATGGAGGTGTCGAAGAGCAAAAATTAGTTTATGATGCAGCATCTGATTCATATATCATCCAAGGTGGAGAAAGTAGTGGCCAAAAGGTAAAAACTTTTGATTGGGCAGCAATGAGAACAGCATTGGGTGTGAGTAATGAAGCATCTGATGAGAAAACTAAAAGAATTTTTGAGAGTGAATACTCATCTGCACCAAAACTTGAATCCGTACAATCTTTGAATAGTAAAGTAGAATCTGTCTCCAAATCATCTAAACCATCTACATTAATATCTCCAGGACAATCTCAGCAAATGAGTTATGGAGGATCCTCTCCTGGAGGACCTATCAACCCTTCTCAAAGAGTAAGAACTGATATTCCATATTTTGATTCCATGGCAATGATTTCTCCAAGAAAAATAAAAACTTTAGGAATAATGATATAGAATCATGGCAGGACTTTTAAAGGGCGGGTCAAAACTACTTACAGGTTCTTCCAAATCTGCTGGAAAAACAAAAACTGGTGCAGAAATTGCATCAAAGATATTAAAGAAAAAAAATGTAAAAAGTGGGGCAATAGTAAAAACTCAATCAGACAAACCAAAGAATTATTCTGATGGGGGAAGAGGTGGAGCATTAGTAAGGTCAAACTTTGCTATTACACCAAGAGTTGTTTCTGATTATAAGATAGAAAAGATAAAAGTATCTACAGAAACTAAAGATGATCCAATTATAAAAATTAAAGTAAAAGTCATTGAGATTGACAAGTTACTTAAAGGATCTGTTGTTGAAGAAAAGAAAAGAAGAGATCAAGAAAAGAAGCAGAAAGAAAAAGAAAGTCGTACAGAGAAAGAAGAAGAGTTAGAATCAAAAGGTAAAGGAAAGAAAAAATCAGAATCAAAATCTAAACTCAAATTACCTCAGTTAAGTTTTTTTGATGCGATCAAAAAATTTATATTTAATACAATACTTGCATCTTTAGTAGATCCTTTCATGGATCTTTTACCGCAATTAGTTAAGGTCTTTTCTGTCATTGTTGGTGTTGGAGACTTTATTATTGATATCGGAGGTAAATTATTAAACGGATTAATTACACTAGTTGATTGGGGATATAAAGTTTACGATTCTGCTCGTGGATTTATTGGTGACAAACTAGGAGAAACCGCACAAAAGAATTTTGACAGTCTCATGGAGAATGTCAATACAATGCTTAACCTGGCATTGATTGCTGCCATGGGTGCATTGGCTTTTCGTGAGAGAACACCTAAAACCCCAAAGGGAGAAGTTCCTGATGGAAAGAAACCAACAGCAAAACCAAGGAAAGGTCAGATTATTGATCCAGTAACTGGTAAGGTTAGAGCAAAAACAAAGACAGAAAAATTACTTCAGAAGCAAGGTCTTTCCGATGATCAGATAAAAGTATATCAAAAGGCAAGACAAGGTGGTGCTAATGCCCCCCAAGCATTGGCACAAGCAAAGAAATTTAAACCAAAACCAGCACCAGTAAAACCACAAGGATTCTTTGGTAGGTTAGTTCAGGGTACAAAAGATTTAGCAGCTAAAGTTGGAACTGGTCTGAATAAAATTTCTGGTGGAAATCTTGGAAAACTTGGCGATGCTCTAAAAAGTCAGTATAGTAATGCATCTGCTACTGTAAGAAGACAATATGATAAAGTCGTATCAGTTGGTGATAGAATCAAGAGCAAGTTTACTGAGGGAGCAAGTAAGTTAAAAAATGCAGCTGCTAGTGTCGCAGAATCTGCAAAGAGAAAAATAGTTGAGAGTATTATAAAACCATTAGAACCATTCTTTAAACCATTACTGAATAAGGTGAAAAGTATTGGTGATATAATAATGAAACAATTGTCAAAAATTCCAGGATTCGGCAATGTAACAAAAGTTTTACAGAAGAATGGAATCCAAGGACTTGGTGATGCAAAAGGACTCTTAAAGAAGGTTGGTCCAAAAGCAATACCAATTCTTGGTGGTCTTGTTAATTTATTATTTGCATATGATCGTCTTGCTGAAGGTGATATAATTGGTGGATTACTTGAGGCAACTTCTGGTATTCTTGATATATCTGGCGCATTTGGTTTTCTCCCAGGTCCAGGTATTTCCTTAGGACTGGATGCATATCTTTTTGCAAGAGACTTTATTCCACAAATACAGCAAGGAGAAGATAAAGTTATTTCCTCATTGGGTCTTGGTGGAATCCAGACTCAGGTTAGTGATCTTGCTAAAAAACTTCCAAACCTTTCTGAAATTGCAGATGGACTTATGGGTAAAAATGAAAATAAAAAAGCATGGTGGGATCCATTGGGAGTCTTTACTGGAAAGAGTGAAGTGCCATCTAAATCTGATGAACCAGAAAAAAGGACACCACCTGCTAATAGATATTTGCGTTCTGGGGGAGAACCAGAAACAGGAACTCCTGCTGCTGGAGCTAGTAGTAAATCATTGAGAACGGGTCCAAGTAGCAGAATTGGTGGAAGTGCTGAGTATCATGTTGACACCAAATTCCACAAGAGTATTGGTATGGGTGGTATGATATCTGCAATGGATAAATTATCTCAAGCGTATGCTAATCAAGGAAGAGTTATTGAGATGTCTGGTCATATGGTTGCTGGGCAAAAATATAATCACAAGGCAGATACTAATAAGAAAAGATCTTTGATGCAAGGTGCTATTGATTCTCATAGTCATTCGAGATTTATGAGAGCAGAAGGATTCTTACCTTTTGATTATTACATTCCAAAGGCAAATGATCCTAGAGGAAGATTTGGTAAGTCCGCAGAAGGTGCTGATATTCTTGTTCCGAATTTTGGTGGTAAAATTAAAGTTGGTAAATTGTACGGTGGTTATGGTAAGAGTGCAGACATCTATGATTCATCAGGTAAATGGGTAGCAATGACAGGTCATGGTGATATTGCATATAGCTTAGGTGGATTTACTAAAGCATTTTCTCATAAAGCAACCTTAGGTGAAGAAGGTAGAGAGTTTGTTATTGATGCAGATTCTACAAAAGCAATAGAAGGAACTTTCCCTGGATTCTTAAATGCAATTAATAAAGCAGATGGAAAAGCTGCAATTGATGTTCTTAGGACTTATGCTGAATATGAACTGTCTGAGACTATTGCCATTCCTATTCAAGTTCCTGTTTTAATTCCTGTCGGTGGCAATGCAGGAAACTCTCAAGATTCTTCTATTTCTCTTTCTGGATCATCATCTTCATCTGATGATTCTGGAGACATTCTTTACATGCGTTAAATATACATATAAGAAAATTTTAAAATGGCAAGAGTTACCACATCACAAACTGGACCTTTTAGTTATGGGCTGAATGAAGTTACTATTGAGGGAGTTGGTATTCACCCAGGTATAATTACTTTTTGCTATTATGAAAGTCTATTACAGGACTCTATCGTAGTAACTGCAACTTATGCTGATAGTGGTGTTCGTGGTCCTGGCGGAAAAAATGTTTTTGAGGGACTTCCTGTTGTTGGTGGCGAAAAAACAAAAGTATCTTTTAAAGATGCTAATGGTGTGACTATAAATGCAGAATTATTTTTAAAAAATAATCCAACCACTGGAGATAGAACAACAACTGGTATCTATAATTTGATAATGGTTTCGGAAGAAATTAGAGAGAATAATAGAGTAAGAGTTCCTATACGTTTCGATGGTCAACCATCTGATCATGTCAGACAAATTCTGACAGAATATCTGAAGACAACTAAAAATCTTGACATTGAGGATACTTTAATTCCCCGCAATTTTTATGGTGCAAATAAGAAACCAATTTATTTGATAAATTGGTTAGCACAACATTCAGTTCCTAGCGCAACGAGTGATGCTTACGGAAAGACAGCAGGATTTTTCTACTTTGAAACATCTGAGGGAATTAAGTTTAAGTCTATAGATTTTTTGATGGGACAAGAACCAAAATCAAAAATCATCTATAATGAAACCCCCGATAAAAGAGGAGAAAAAATTCCTCCTGGTTATGATACGACAGCACTTTCATATCACAAATCTAATAGAAATGATGTTGTTCTAAAAGAAGAGATCGGAGCATATGCAAATCGTATAGTCAACTTTAATCCTTTTGATTTTCTTTATGAGGTAAATGTATATAATGCACAAGAATTCATGGGTGCATATACTCTTGCTGGCAAAACCATGCCAGTGCAAGAAACTGATTTTACCAGAACAACTTATTATCTTCGTGATATTGGAACTCTTCCATCTGGAACCACTCAACAGCAGATAGAAAAGTCAAAAGAAGAAAATTTTAAAATATCTGAGATTCGTAATCAGGCTATAATGAGATATAATCAACTCTTTATTTCTCAAATTAGTATTACCATTCCATCCGATTATACATTACATGTAGGTGATACAGTTCGTTTTGATGCACCCTCACAGCAGGAAAATTTAAAAAATGATGATGTTGACAAGCAAGTAGGTGGACTATATATTATAGCAGCACTTTGTCATTACGTTACTCCGAAAGAGTGTCTGACAAATCTTACGTTAGTCAGAGATTCTTTTGGAAGAAAATAATCCTTTGCAGATTAACACATATGGAAAGCATCGAAAAGCACATTCAAAAAGATAGAGAGATACTTGATGATCCAACTTTATCTCCGCAAATGCGTCGTCATACAGAGGGAGAATTGGAAGAGTTGAGAGCATACGCAGAGCGTCATCCAGAAGATCATCATGATCCAACTCCTCTGGAGTTGTACTGTGATGCAAATCCAGAAGCATTAGAGTGTCGAGTGTATGACGACTGATGGAAGGAGGAGCATTATTTAACTCTGGGTTCTTAGGTAATAATTTTTATTGGTGGATCGGACAGATCGCTGATGATTCCGAGTGGAGAGATAACATTCTCCCAGGAAAATTTGAGGACAAAAATTCTATTCCTGGATGGGGTAGAAGATATAAAGTTCGTATCATGGGAATCCATGATAGGGAAGAGGAAACTATTGAGTCTCAATATCTTCCTTGGGCAAATGTTATGTATCCTATCACTGCAGGTGGTGGGCAAACTAAATCATCTCAAACTCCAAATCTTCGTCAGGGCAATTTTGTATTTGGATTTTTTCTTGATGGACAGGAACAAGAAGTTCCTGTCATCATGGGAGTTTTGGGAACTAATGCCCAGATAGAATTAAAAAAGACAATTGGTAATAATGAATCTAACTTTGCTCCGACTAGTGGTTTTGCAGAAGGTAGAGTACCAAAAGAGGGAACAAGAAAAGAGGTAGTTCCTGATGAAGGTCTTGTTACTACTGGTGCTACGACTGGAGCAACAATTGAGGACCCAGATAGTATCCACAGATTATCTGCAGGTGATGTAAAATTAGAAACAAGAATAAGAGAAAAAGTTGTAGAATTAAAACCAGATAATACTGTTTCTTCTGCAACAAAAGCAATTCAGACAACTATTGATAATCTGACCGAAAAGTTAAATGGTTACTTGAGTGCGATCTCAAGTTATATTGATGCAGTTTCTTCAGTTATCGATGACATACAAAAAATTATTTCAGATGCTGCTTGCGAAATTGCAAAGTATATGAAAATACTCCTTGATAAGGTTATGGAGTATGTTATGAAGGTTTTAAATGAACAACTTACTAAGATTGTAGCAGCATTACCCTCTCATATGAGAGCAAAGTTTGCCGATATTAAAGAGTTAATTACTGAACTAATATTGTGTTTATATAATAAAATTACAAATGGTCTATGTGCTTTAATCCAAGGAATACTTGATGATATTTTGGATATAAAAAATGCAGAACAAAAGGCACGAGATAATGTTAATGATCCTTTAAACAGTGCGGTTAAAAGAAAACCGAATGTTCCAATGTGTTCTGCTGAAGATATGGTAGGAAAAGTTCTTTATTCTAGTAAAGACCAAATTAACGAAGCAAATAATAATTTGCTTAATAATATAAACAATTTTTTAGAAGATGTTCAGGAAGAACTTGCTGGGATAAGCGGTGTTCTTGGAGATATTTCGTCTTTAATTAATGGAATTACTACCAGTATCACAGCTGCCCTCAACTTTGAGAATCTTAAATTAAATATTTTTGGGTGTGAATTATCACCTAATGTTTCAGTTTCAGATTTTTATACTTTGGCAACTGGTGGACAGGCACAACCAGATTCTGCAGAACCAAGTAATAAATCTGTTGAGAATGCATCTAATAGAGAAAACGAACCTCCATTAGAACCTAAAAAAGATACTCCATTTGCTACTCCAACCTCTTCACAACCGAATGTTAACCTTGCTCAGTAAGATAAATATGATTATGAAATACGAAAATAATAAAGTATAGAAAGGGTATGTCGTTTGATATCTTTGGATCAGCATCAAAAAAAGATATTAGAGTTGGATATGTTGATCCTGAAAGGGGATTCGTATCAGATGTTACTTTGCACGAAGCAAATGTATATGCAAAATTAAATCCTGGAACAACTTTTGTTTTTAAAAATAGAGATATAATAAAATATTTAAATATTAATGAGGTTAATGCATTAACACCAAAAGACTTATTGCCATCAAGTTCTTCTGAAAATTGTGATGGGGTAACTGGACTCGATATCTATGGAGATACTCCTGTTGGATCTTTTGGAGATGGTGGATCGGGAACAAATATTAAACCAGAAGTTTTTCAAGAGAGACCAACAAAAGTTATTTTTAGTGGTGGTGGTGGAGTTGGTGCCGTTGCCAATCCAGTTTTTGGTAATGATGGATCTTTACTTGCTGTTGATTTAATTGATGGTGGATGGGGATACAAATATGCACCCGTTACAACTGTATTGGATCCATATGGAATTGCTGCTGGTGCAGGTGTAAGATCTAGTCTTGTTGGGGATCCTAAATATCCAGATTGTACTTTTACTCGCACTTTTGAAGTGTTTGACCAAGAAGATGACTTTGAGGAGTATGATCTTGTATCTTTTGCTCCACCAAAAGTCAGTGCTGGTAGAAGATATAATGCGGAAGGTAAAGATATTGGAGAATGGGATCCAACTTTATATGCAAACTTTGATAACGATCCTGTCAGACTAGAAATACAAAGATATCAAGATTATCTTCAGTTGCTAAAAGGTGGAACTAGTGTTGATGTTAATTCAGCAACAATTTATAATTGGTGGACAGCAAGAAAAAATACACCAATTGCTGTTACTTCTTCGACAAAAAAAACAAGAACTGTACATAGTGTATCTTATTATGGTAATCAAAGTCTCCGAAGCATGGTTGGATTTGATTACTCTCCAGGATCTTCTGATTCTATTGGTCGTGGTGGAGATCAATATTTTGGGTATGGAGTAGATTATCAGAACGCAAAGAATCAAGGTTACACTGATTCTGAAGTTAGATATTATCTAGAAAATGATTTTAAGGGACTTATCGGTCCAAAGATGAAAGAGATCCTTGCCGATCCTAATTGGGGAAGGCTTCCTGATAGTAAAAGTCCGTGGAGTGACTTTATGAATCAGAATGCAATCTCTCCTGTTCCACCATCGAACGTTCCAGGAAGTGATTATGCAAGCATTCCTTTTACAATCGAGTGGGAAGAAGATTTTCCTTATAAAGGAGATTATATTTTTAAGGGTTTATGTGACAACGTAGCGACTCTTTATCTTGATAATCAAAAAGTTGCAGATCTTCAAAAATTTAATGGAACTCCACAACCTATTAAAAGAAATATTGAGTCTGGAGTTCATAGAATTAGAGTCGATCTCATAAATGCTCCGATTAAAGAAAAGATTGTAGTACAAAATAGTACCGAAGGATGCACTTCGAATGAAATTACGTTTAATATAAAAACCGAAGCTGAATATGCAAATAGAATATTGATACCAGAACTTGGTATTGATATTGGTAAACAGTATAAGGCAGCAAATATAAACGAAACAATAACAAAAACTATAGAGTTTGGAAAAGAATATGATGTAACAATCATTAGTAACGCAAAGAATATCGTTAAGAGTATGATTGGTTTTGATTACTCCCAAGGTAATCAAGATAATGCTGGAGTTTATTTTGGATATGAAGTTGACTACCCAAAAGCAAAGTCCGAGGGATTTAGTGACTCCGATATTAGATACTATTTGGAAAACGATTTTCCTGGACTTATTGGTCCAAAGATGCAAAAAGTTCTTTCGGATCCAAAGTGGGGTAAAATTCCTACGAACAATAACAGAAATGTTAGATTAAGAAATAGAGGTGAAAGTATCATCGAGACAGAAGATGCAACGGATGAAGACTGGTCAGATCTTACTATATCTGCAAGTTGTGGAAAATTTATTAAAATATCTGGAAACAAATGCAAATTTGTTGCAACAGAGAGACCAAAACCAAAATATTCCTCAAGTAGTAGTTCTGAAGTAACAAAGGTTATTTTTAACACTGCTGACTACATTGATAAGGCAGATAGAGCACTTTGGAGAATTGATCCTGGTGCTGGTAGAGATGCTGCGTTTATAAATCGATATGGAATTCTTCCTTTTGATCCAAGAAGTAAGCAAGCACAAAATTCTGATTTTGCTGGAACGCATGTTATTCGATGGGAATATATTGAGTTTCCTACTGATGGAAATTATAATATCGAAGTGGGTGTGGACGACGATGTTGTAATCTATATTGGTAATAGAGATGGTGGCGGGGCAAAGGAAATTGGAAATGGATTGCGTGACATCGAACAGGGTGGAGATGAGGTTATTATTAGAAAGCAAGGATTCACATATGTGGGTGGAGGTAATGGGAGAAGAGGTGAAGGTAAAAGCACAGGAAAGAGTACCTATACAAAATTCTTTAAAGCTGGAAAATATAGAATCAGAGCAGAGTTAACTCAAATCAGTGGGAATCCTCTTGGAGGAAGAAATCCAATGGCTCTTGCTATTAATATTAGTTCTACTTTTAATGAAGTAGAAATTGTTTCTAGTAAGTCTTGGAATGAAAATCCAATGGGTGTTGCATTGACAATCGATGCACCTTTCCCACCTATTCCTCAAGAACCAAAACCTATTTCTGAAGGAAGATGTCCAAATAATCCTATCTGGACAACAAGATTCCCAAATTCTAAAGAGAAATGGTATCCAGTTACATTTACTAGAAATCCTTCTGGCGGAGATAGATGGAGCGATTTTATGAATCGATATGCTATTTCTCCAGTTGCACCACTTTCTATTCCTGGGTCAGATAGTGGTGGTATTGTGTATAGAAATGAATGGGATGTTGAGATTCCATATAATGGATATTATGGTTTTAAATCTACGGTAGATAATGCTGGAAGAATATTGATCGATGGAATACCTGTAATGCAGGCAAATTATATTCCAACTTCTCTTGTAAATACAAGAGGTGGGGATGGATTCCAAAGAAGAAGTGGAATTGAGGACATCGAAGGTGGACTAATTTATAACTGGAGAGAAAACAATCCCAAGGTTAAAAAAATATTCCTACAAGAAGGACTTCATAAAATCACAGTCGAAGTTGAAAATGGTATAACAAAAACCTATGAAAATGTAGAAAAAGTAGTTTTTAGTACCAAAGATTGGATTACAAAACCAACACAACAAGCAGAATTTAAAGATGTCACTTTTAAAATTACTTCTGCAGCAGATTATGCAAATACAATTGAGATGGTAGGACAATTTTCTTTTGGCAAACAATACAAAGGTGCTCAACTCAATGAAACAGTGACTCGTAATTTGCAGGTTGGTGTTGAGTATGATGTGGTCATGACTAGTAATGCAAAGAATGTTGTTAAGAGTATGAAAGGTTTTGATTACTCTCAAGGAACTGCTGATGAATCTGGTAGGGGTGGTGATCAATACTTCGGGTATGGAGTTGATTATCCCAATGCAAAAGCACAAGGATTTAGTGATTCTGATATTAGATACTATTTGGAAAACGATTTTCCAGGTCTCATTGGCGAAAAAATGAAACAATTTCTTGCCGATCCAAAGTGGGGTAGAATACCCAAAAATGCTACTAGGAATATTGTATTGAGGAATAGAGGTGAAAGTGTTGTTGAGATGGAAGATGCAACAGACAATGATTTTACTGATATTATTGCTTCGTGTAGCATTGGAAAATTCTATAAACTCGATGGTAATAAATGCAAATTCATTATTCCTGAGGGACCTCCTACTGGTCTCAAATCAGGAACAACCAGAGGTGGCACTGTTTATGATGGACCAACAGAAATTGCAAACTATATTCCAGGCATGATATCTCCCCTTTTGCAGAATGTAAATTCATTTCCTAGTGAGGAAATTCAGGGAAGAAGTTGGTTATTTAGATGGAATAATGTTGATTTTCCTGTGAGTGGTAGATATAAAATTAGAGGGAATGTTGATGATGCAGCAATTGTTAGAGTTGACGGTGAAAAAGTTGCTGAACTTAAAATATATGAAGGACTATTGGGTGCTGGTGAACTTCGTTACTTAGAATTTAATGCTTCAGCGGGAAAGAGAACTGTAGAAATTGAATTGTTTAATATTAGACTCTCTAACACAGGATTCCAACAAAACCCAACAGGAGTGGAAATCGACATCACAACACAAGTTTCCGTTGATTCTGGCATATCAGAACCTTGGTCAACAAATCCTATGGGAATATCTGCAATTTTGATTCCACCACCTTGTCCAAAAGAAGTTATTGGAAAAGGTAGAATTTGTAAAGTAATTGTTGATGATCCTGGAAATGGATTCCCAATCACACCTGGACCAGGATATCCAGCTACTTTGAGGTTAGCTGCCATAGAAGTTATTAATCCAGGAATTAATTACAATTGTGGAGTAGATCAAATTAAAGTCACACCAAGCAATGGTATAGAACTTTCATATGAATGTGATAGTTTTGGTAGAATTGTAAGAGTGAATGTTGATACTCCAGCGATTGGATATACAACGTATCCCGAAATTACTATGCCGTCTCTCACTGGAGTTAATGCTGAATTTAGACCAATATTTGAAGTTATTAGAGATCCTATCGCTATCCTTGATGATCCAGACAAACTGATTCAGGTTACTGATTTGGTTGGTCTCAAACAGACTGGATACTATAGAGGAAGACCTTACTATGGTGCCGTCTTCTATAAGGATAACGTTCGTTATGCTGGTCTTTATGAAACCCCTGGACAACTTGTACAAGTTTATGATACACTACAAGAAAGTATTGATGCTGAGGTAACTACACCTCCATCAGCAATTCAGAGACAGGGTACAGACATCCGTAGTAATGATCCAAGACTCAATATTCCAGGTACTCCAGAAAATCTTATTTAAACATGACAAATCCAGCACCCACCTCTAAGAATAAAGTCAATGACAGACTAAAAAAGAATATAGATGCGAATAATGATGGTATAATTAGTAGTGAAGAGGCAAACTCTTTTGGGAATTCTAATAATCCTACAGATACAGCAAAGGAAAATTATACAGCACTGAGATATGGTAATGACAAAGGATCAATATCCTTTGGACATATTCATAAACCAGGTGATGTAACTGCTGGTGTTATGCTCCAAACCCATGAGGGAGATCATAAATTCTTTATGGATGGTGATGGACAACGAAAGGGTTGGACTTCATCAGTAAGTCCTAATAATTTCCAAGTCACTTGTGGACATAGAAATGAAGAAGCAGAAGATTCTATGTTTCTTCATGCCGCTAATGGTAATATTGTAATTGTTGCAACTAATGGTAAAATTAGAATGCAAGCAACTGATATTGAGTTAATTGCTGTTGGTGAAGGAGGAAGCAAGGGTAATATTAGACTAAAAGCAACAGAAAATATCGAGACAGATTCTAAAAAATTGCTGATGAATGCAAAGAACTTTTATAAGTTGGCATCGTCTGGATCTGCTGAAGTTGTTGCAAACTCTCAAATGAAAATATATTCATCTATTATTCGTGGAGTGAGTGATGCATGTGCATTAAAAGATTCTAAAAACGCACACCAAAAAATTCAAGTAGCAAATAGTTCTGCAGGATAGGAGTTAACAAATGGCATTTAATTTAGACGACGCTGTTATAGGAGGACAATTAAAAGTTGGTGTTGGAATTTGTCCTGCTGCAGGAGAGGGTCCAACAAAAGTTAATGGATCATCAATGATCGAAGGTCCATCTGTTTTTGGATCACCAACTACTTTTCCATTCCCATATGCAACAGTAAATATTGCACCATTAACCAATGAGGATTCACCGACTCCTACTATTCCTGGTTCTCTGTGTTATGGAGTAAATAATCCATATTCGTTAGCAGTAGTTGGTCCATCGGCATTTATGTCTGCTGTTGATACTGCCTCAAACGTAACTGTTGGTGGAAACCTTTTGGCACAGGGACATGTTATATCAAATTGCGGGGGACATATTCTCGCTGCAAAGAAAAACTTTGATATAAAGCATCCAACAAAAGAAGGATGGAGACTGAGACACACTTGTCCAGAAGGTCCATCTAATGATGTTTATTATCGTGGAAGAGTTACTGGTAAAAAAGAAATTATCTTACCAGATTATTGGGAAGGACTAGTTGATTGGACAACAATTACAGTTAATCTAACTCCGGTTGGTGCTCACCAAGATGTGATTGTAAAGAGGATGGATGAGAAAAAAATCTATCTTCAGGCACAGGGAGGAATGCCAATTGATTGTTTCTTCCACATATATGGAACAAGAAAAGACGGAGAAAGACTCATCCCAGAATATGAGGGTGAAAGTCCAGCAGATTATCCAGGAAACAACGATGAATATTCTGTTTCTGGATACCATTATGACGTTCGTTAAGGAGATTTAAAATGGCAGATGAATTTGTACCAGGTACAGATGGTAAAGACTGTTCTGAAAAAGCAGGTGGATGGGGATTAAAATCTTCTAGATATGATTATATTTGGAAGGGTGATATTGATCAGGGAACTTATCCTGAAGATGCATGTCCTCCCAGGTATCATGGAAATGCTCAGATTGATAACCTTCAGGTAAATGGAACGGCAACGGGAAGATTTGATGGAACACATAATGGAACTTTCCAAGGAACTATCAATGTTCAATCTTGGAAAGGATTTGATATTAAACATCCAAATAAAGAAAATCATCGTCTGAGACATATTTGTTTAGAAGGACCAGAGGCAGGTGTTTATCATAGAGGGAGGATTACTAACTCAAACGTAATCGAACTCCCCAGTTACTGGAGAGGACTGATTGATCCAGAATCAATTACAGTTGCGCTTACACAAATTGGATCATCTCAAGATCTAATTGTTGAGGCAATCGAATGGGGATCAAGAATTAAAATTCGTTCTGGAAATGCCGCCACCATTGATTGTTATTACGTCATACAAGCAGCAAGAATTGATGGTGAGCCTCTAGTTGTGGAGTATGAGGGAGAAACTCCAGCAGAATATCCAGGTGATGATTCTCAGTATTCGATTTCTGGATATGATTATGATGTGAGGGGTTGACGCCACCCCCTGACAGTGCTATGATACCTAGGTAATCAAAAGACAACCCAATGCAAGACGAGTATCTCACCCGCTGTGTCGTGGATCCTGTGAAGCGCAGTGTACATATGTATTCTAGTGAGGGTGATGAGAAAACCGTGACCTGTGAAACCGTGGAACAATTTATGAGTGTCCTTGAGTTTGTTCGTGCTACTGTTGATGAAGAGACACTTGCTTATGCAAGTCCTCTCTGAGGGAAAATCAACTTTTAATTCCATTTTTGGGGGGAAAAAATCCCGGCAAAAATTTAACCCTATTAGATTTTTTTAAATGAGACCAGAAACACGAGAAGCAATGGAAATGCTCTTTGCTGCTAAGTGGAATGTTCCTAAAGCAGCCGAAAATTGTGGTTTGACTTGGAAAGAGATGAAAATTACTTTTAATGAGTATTGTCGTCTCAATCCTCCTACTTATAAACCTGAATAGGTTTTTTCTGGGACGGTGGTGGAAGTGGTAGACACACCAGACTTAAAATCTGTTGGGCATTACGCCCGTGGGGGTTCAAGTCCCCCTCGTCCTATTACCCTAAATACACTTAAGTATGGGGTAAACCCATGAAATACAGAATAGATACCAGATATGTTTGGTACAATAAGGGAACTCAGATAGTCCTCATGTATTTCATAAATCAAGTTCCTTTTACTTTTGATGATGTCCCAGATGATGGTTTATATGATCTGGATATTATTGAAATAGCAGATAATGAAAGACGCTACGAACCAGAGGATTTATATAAGTCATCACTTTACTTGATTGATGAATTGTGCCATCCTTTAATGTTTGAAGTAGAACTGGAAAATCCAGAAATGTTACCTGTTGATTAATTTGCCCTTGTAGCTCAGTGGTAGAGCAACGGTTTTGTAAACCGTTGGTCGTCTGTTCGAATCAGATCGGGGGCTCTGAGTTCTATAACTCCAAATGTCACTTATTTCTCAACAAGACCGCCAAATGGTCATCGAAGCACTTGAATATTATGTTCAAAAACTTAAGGATGATAATTGCACAGATGCTTCCATCACAGCATTCCAAACCCTCCTCAACTGGGTTGAACTGGAGCATTACAAAAATGAAAATTAATCTTTGGTATTGTGATGATATGAAGCAGTGGCGTTGGACTTTAACTGATGGTTCAAGACCTATTGTTCGTCAAGAATCTGGTCAAAGACCATTTCTTCGTGATGCTATGAATGACGTAGCAAACACTGTAGAATATATGTTAGAATGCAAACAAAGTGAGTAAAAATACCTAAATGAAATCTGATTTTTACATAGATAAAGTTAGCAAAGATGAGATAAAAGATCTCCTTTGCACTCATCATTATCTAAAAGACGAATCTAAAGATTTCAAATCAGGGTATAACTATGGACTTTTCAAGTATTCTGACTGGGAATGTCCCCTTAGAATTGGCGGGTGTCTTGGTACTTGCATTTTTACTAGTCTCCCAGTTCCAGAAATTGCCGTAGGAGCATTTGGATTAGATCGTTATGAACAACAAGGATTATTCGAACTTTCAAGACTTTGCATCGAGCCTGTTACGCAGTCACGAGAATATAACATCACTTCTTGGTTTGTATCAAAAGCGATTAGACAATTTCGGAAAGATACTGAAGTCAAAGCAATCCTTTCTTATGCTGATTCAGGTCACCATTCTGGTACAATTTATAGAGCTTGCAATTTTAAGTACTACGGTCTTACGGATCGAAAAAAAGATTTCTATTATTCAGACGGAACTAAACACTCTCGTGGAAAAATAAAAGGTTCTGAAGGTGAATGGAGAGAAAGAACCAGAAAGCATAGATATTTAATGATTTTTGATAAAAAATTAAAGGTATTGTGGAAAGAAGAAAAGTATGGTATAATATAACTTCCTTCCGTGTGAATGAAGTCGTTGTGCTTCTTTAAACCTCCTTTCGGGGAGGTTTTTTTATGGATAAATAATCCATAACGGAACTATAAGCATTAATAAGATGGGTCTTTCCAGATTAGATAATTTTCTGAAGTCTTCGCGTGGTACTATTCTTTATGTTGATCCGAATGACTTAGATTCTACAGACAGTATTGAGAATCAAGGTAACTCTCTTACTCGTCCTTTTAAAACAATCCAGCGTGCTTTAATGGAGTCCGCTAGATTTTCATATCAAAGAGGATTAAGTAACGATAGATTTGGTAAGACTACAATTCTTTTGTATCCTGGAGACCACATCGTTGATAATAGACCTGGATATATTCCAGATGGACTCAATAATTATAGAACAAGAGCTGGAGCGATTGTAAACGATCTTCCTCCATATGATTTAACTTCTAATTTAGACTTAGACTCAAAAGATAACGAATTATACAAGCTTAATAGTATTCATGGTGGAGTTTTTGTTCCTAGGGGAACTTCTATTGTTGGTTTAGACCTTAGAAAGACCAAAGTTCGCCCAAAGTATATTCCTAATCCTGAAAACGATAATATTGAAAGATCTGCAATCTTTAGAATTACTGGTGGATGTTATTTCTGGCAGTTTTCATTATTTGATGCTGATCCTAATAGCCTTTGCTACAAGGACTATACATCAAATACTTTTGTACCAAACTTTTCTCATAATAAACTTTCATGTTTTGAGTATGCTGACGGAAAAAATACTGTAGATATTAATGATGAATTCCAACAGTTCTCTGCAACTAGAACTGATTTGGATATGTACTATGAGAAAATCAGTTTAGTATATGGACAATCTTCTGGACGTGCTATCGAACCTGATTACCCATCTTCTGGTCTCGATATCCAAACAAAAATTGATGAATATAGAATTGTAGGATCGACTGGTGCTTCTGTTGGTATTAGTAGCGTCAAAGCAGGAGACGGTACATTTACAAATACAACAATTACATTAACAACAAATAGTCCATTATCTGGATTAGATGTAGATACTCCTTTCCGTGTTAATGGAATTACTGCATCTGGATATAATGGACAGTATGTTGTTTCTGAAAAAGTCAGTGATACTGAAATAAAATATCAAGTACAAGATGCGCCAACAAATCCACTTCCAACTGTGGCAGGTGCAACTCTCGTTCTTCAATCAGATACGGTTACCTCTGCATCTCCATACATCTTTAACATTTCATTGAGATCTGTTTTTGGTATGTGCGGAATTCTTGCTGATGGCAATAAAGCAAGTGGATTTAAATCCATGGTTGTTGCTCAATTTACAGGTATTGGACTCCAAAAGGATGATAGAGCATTTGTTAAATATAACTCAACTTCTGGAACATACGAAGACAACACGGTTTCTGGAAATGAAACTCTAAGCACAAACTCAAGATCAGTATTTAAACCACAATATAGAAACTTCCATATTAAGGCAACAAACAATTCCTTCATTCAGTGTGTTTCTATCTTTGCAATTGGATATGCCGAACATTTTGTTGCTGAAAATGGTGGTGATATGTCTATCACCAACTCTAACTCCAACTTTGGTGCAAGAGCACTGATTGCAGATGGATTTAGAGAACAAGCATTCCCACAAGATGATCAGGGATACATTACTCATATCATTCCACCTAAGGAAATTCCATTAACAGAATCTGCCCTTGAGTTTAATGCAATCGATGTATTAAAAACACTTCCCACTGGATATTCGTCGGTTGGTGTTGGTTCGACTGGTCATCTTTATCTCTATGGTGAAACTAATCCAGATGTTCCACCAGAAAATGTCATTGATGGATATAGAATTGGTGCAAGGGAAAATGATAAATTAAGAGTTCTTGTTTCTTCCGCAGGTTCTGTTACAGAATATAGTGCAAGAATTGTAATGCCAAACTCTCAAAAGAGTTCTGAAAAATCATTTAATGTAGAACGTAGTGTTACTGGTATCAATAGTATTGGTGTTTATAGTGAAGGTGGTGTATCAAATGAAATTACTTTAGTAAGTATACATGATTTCCTTGATGGGGAGTCTGTACGTGTAATTAGTGAGAGTGGACAACTTCCTGATGGTTTACAATCTAATTCGATCTATTATGCGATTTCTAGTGGATTATCTACCACTAGAAATATCAAACTCGCAAAAACCTTCCAAGATGCTCTTAATGGAAATGAATTAACCATTAATGAAAAGGGTGGACTTCTGAAAGTTGTAAGTAAAGTTTCTGATAAGAATTCTGGAGATATTGGGCATCCTATTCAGTATGATGTTACCAATTCTCAATGGTATGTTAACGTTTCTACTGCTTCTAGTGATAATACCATCTATCCTATTGTTGTTGGATTAGGTTCTACTGGATTTGGCGCATCAACCCCAAGAACGTTTATTAGAAGAAAAACTGATAATAGAAATGCAGAGGACACTCTCTATAGAATGAGATATGTCATTCCTGCTTCATCTGGGGCAACTGCAAGACCTCCTGTAGAAGGATTTATTATTCAAGAATCAAATACTTCTATTGGATCTACTGATAGTGAAATTTCTGCCATCTATAGTGATAGTGGATCTATCTCAAATATTAATCAAATAAGAAACCCCAGAATTATTGCTAGTGCCAATTGGAGTGGAAATCAGGCAACTATTGTCACAGAAAAACCACATGACTTAGTTGTTGGTACTAAAGTTGAGTTATCTAATATTACAAGTACAAATAACACTACTGGAGCAGGAAATTCTGGATTTAACTCAGAATATTATGTTGTGGGAATTAATAGTGCCAGATCCTTTAATGTCGGATTAAACACAAATCCTGGTTCATTCACAAATGATGTTTCTCAAAGAACCCCATCACTTCCTTATTTTAAAAAGAAAGAATACGAAAATAATTTCTACATTTATAGAGTAACTGAGGAACAGCAATATGTTTCTGGAAGACAAGATGGAGTTTACTATCTGACTGTTCTTGGTTCTAATCTAAAACCAACAGTAAGTCCATTTAATAATGAAAAATATTCTCAGCCAGTATCAAAATTATTCCCACAAACCGATAGAGACACTCCAGTATCTGATCCTAAAGAATCTCAATGTTTTGCAGTTTCATCTTTAGTTGGTGAAGTTGTTATTAATGATCCAAAAAATAGTATCACAAAAGAAACAGCGAATAAGTATCTTAGAGATACTGACGTTGGTGTTGGTATTACTAATATTAGATCTCAAAGTGGAACAGCACATACCGTATATACAAATTATGATCATGGATTAAACAGAATTACCTCTCTGACAATCTCTAATTCTGGTGCTGGATATGGATCTGGAACTGCTGGAGACTATTATAATGTATCTCTGATTAGTACTGGATCTACAACTGGAAATTATGCAACAGCAAAGATTACTGTTGATGGAAGTGGATCTATTAATGCCATTAAGATCATGGATGGTGGTAGTTCTTATGCGGTTGGAGATACTTTACATGTAGCAGGAGTTGCAACATATACTGGATTCTCTTCTGCAATATTAACTGTTAGTGGGATTTATAATAATGTTGGTGATGTTATTAGAATTAGTGGAGTTGGATCTGAAGGATTTGGTGAGTATAATCAACTCTATAGAATTACAGATGTTCCTGTAGGAAATACAACTTCATTCACAGTATCTTCTGCATCTTCTGTTGGTGGATATACTTCATCTGGAATTGGTGCTACTTTTGCTACTGGATCTTATTTCCAATTAACTGGACAATCAATTGGAATTTCTAGCCTTACTTATGATAAAAATTCTGGAATCGCAACAATTATATCTAGCAATAGGCATGGATTAAGTGTTGATGGAAAGATCACTATTACAGGTGCTACAGGAGATGGAGCAACTGTATATAATGGATCTCATGTAGTAACTGAAATTATTGGCACTAACGGAACAGAATTCTCAATTAGAATTGGTGTTGGTACAACATCACCTGCTGTTTCTGGAACTCTCTATGCCTTAAGAGATGGACTGTCATCAAATGATGGTATTATTTCTATTGGTAATGAAAATCTCAATGGTAGAATGATTCCAACTTATGCTGGAATTACAACAACATTGTCTGTTGCAATCATTAATGCAACCACTGATGAAGTTAATATTGCAAATGTAACTTCTCTTGATATTAATATTGGGGATTATTTAATGATTGGTGATGAGTTGGTAAGAGTCAAAGAATCAGTAACTGGAAATCCAATTAGCGTTATTCGTGGTGTTCTTGGAACAAGACCAACATCGCACTTAATCAACACAGTTTTAAGAAGAGTTAGAGTTGACCCTGTAGAATTAAGAAGACACTCAATCAACAGAGCATCTGGTCATACATTTGAGTATGTTGGATTTGGTCCTGGTAATTATTCTACTGCACTTCCAGATAGACACGATCGCTCTATTACAGCAGGAGAAGAACTACTTGCTCAATCAACTAAGCGTAGTGGTGGAATCAACTTCTACACTGGTATGAATGACAAGGGTATTTCATACTCTGGTAATAAGAGATTGAGTACCGTTACAGGTCGTGAAGAAATATTTGATACTCCTTTCCAAACGGTCACTGGAGAAGATATTAGTATTCTTCCAAGTTTAAATGTTATCACTCCTGTTGAGGGCATCTTCTCAAGATCAATTCGTATAGAAGGAGGATCCGATTCTAAAGCTGCTTCGGAATTTAATGGTCCAGTTATTGTTAACAATAAGTTAACTGTTAATTCTACCAAAGGTCTTGAGGCAAATAATCTTTTCTTACAAGGTGATACGACTGTTTCTAGAAAATATACTGTAGGAATTGCGACACCTGCTCTTGCAGGTAACCCTGGAGATGTTGTTTACTTTGCAAACCCAAGTGAAGGTGGATATGTTGGTTGGATTTATAGCACGGAAAATGACTGGCGTCGTTTTGGATTTGTAAGTCTCAGTAAAGATGAAAATATTGCTATCTTTAATAAGGTAGGTGTTGGTACAACCACTCCGGGTGAAGCAACATTTAAGGTTGGTGCAGGAACAACTCAATTGACAGTTGATAATGACGGTGTTGGTATTGGCACAACTGCAAATGGATATAAACTGAACGTTAATGGAAACACCAACATTTCTGGAAGTGCTTATATTTCTGGAATCACGACAATTTCTGGAGCACTTTCTGTTGGGGCAACAGTAACTGCTGCTGCATTCTCTGGAGATGGATCTTTAATCACCAATATCAATACATCTGCTCTTGGATGGACAAATGCGGATGGAATTATATACAACACAGATTTAGGTTCTGTTGGTCTTGGAACATCAGTAACCTCTGTAAATCTGACAGTTGGTGATTCTGTTGCTGGAGTAGGAACTACCACAATGGTTGTTCATGGTCAAGCAAACTTTGTTGGAATTATTTCAGTCAGAGATCTTAACGTTGTTGGATTTGTTACCGCAGTTGCATATAACTTGCAAAGTGCTTCTGGACGAATTACTGCTGGTATTGTTACCACAACAAATATTAAAGTTGGATCTGGTGCGACAGTCATAATGTCTTATGGTGCGAATGTTGGTATTGGATCCACACTTCCTACGGCAAAACTTGATATTAATGGTCATACTAAATTTAAGACTTATTCCGAAAGAGTTAAGTATCTTGATATTGTTGCCAATGTAGTAACCGTTGACCTTTCACAGGCACAAACATTTATTTGTACTGCAACTTCTAATATTACTCAGTTTACGTTGACCAATGCTCCTTCAGGATCCACATCATTCTCAATTAGAATTGATCAAGATTCTACAGGAAGTCGTTCTGTTGGTATAGATACATTTAAGAATGTTGGTGGAACATCAATTCCAGTTTATTGGCCAGGTAATGTTGTTCCAATTGTTACAACAATTGCAAGCAGATCTGACATTTATTCGTTTAAGATCTTTGATGGAGACAATCCAACAACATCAGGACTCTACGGTGTCGTAGGTGGACAAAACTTCCAGAACTGATAAAAAATGGAAAATAACTTTTTTAGAAGAATCCCGACAGATTTGGACCTTAATGGTCCAGTTCTTTCATACACTACGCAACCATCGGATGCAATTGGAAACAAAGACAGTTCTGTAACATTTACCGTTGCTGCTGAGGCTCTTTTTCCTGGAGATCCTGGAGCAGAAGATGGAGGAACTATTACTTATCAATGGTATGAGGTTGGTGGGAGTGCTCTTTCTGAAGGATCTAAGTTCACTGGTGTTACAACTCCAACACTAACTGTATTAACTTTAAATACTCCCGTAGATCAAGGTAGACAATTCTATTGTCAAATTGACTATACTCCCAATAATGAATATGATACTGCTGCAAGTGGAACAGGACCCTCACTTAATGGACCTTTAGCATCAGATTCAGCAACTCTTTCTGTACGTCCTGAGTTAGAAATTATTGCACAACCTGCAAATAGAGTTGTTGGTAAGAATGTTATTGCGACTTTTAATATAAACTCAGGTTTGACCGATGATATTTACTTAGATGATGGTGCGGTAACATACCAATGGTATGTAAATGATGCTCTTGTTGAAGAAGGAAGTACTATTCAGTTAGAGAATGGTACATTTGAGATTATTGAGGAAATTTTTGTAAACACTAGGGACCAGAGTTTTAATGGAGATGGATCAGTAACTTTACCTGATACTTCATATGATATTACTGGATCTATAGCTGCTGCTAGAGGTGGCGGGGGTGGGGGTGATGCCGGTGGTTCTGGTGGAGGTGGTGGAAACGGTAGAGCAGCAAATTTTACTCTCAATAACCTAAATGCAGGAGGTACTTTAAACTTTAGAATTGGTCGTGCTGGTGGTGGCGGTGGAACAGGAAACCATCCAGTTGGTGGTCCCCCTGGTAGTAGTACTTTAGCTGCAGGTGGTAAAGGTGGTGGAGCAGGTGAATCTGGATGGTCTGGAGGCGGCGGAGGAGGCGGAGGTGCTTCCGGTGTTGTAAGAGGAGATGGGACCCAACTTATAGTTGTTGGTGGTGGAGGTGGTGGCGGCGGCGCTTCATTGTCCACTGGACAAGCTGCCAGTGGAGGAACTGGTGGTAGTTTGAGTGCATCTACATCTGCATTTACTGCAAGTAGTGGTAGTAATGGAGCCACCAAATTTGGAGATGGTGGTGGAGGCGGTGCTGGAGGTGGTGGAGTCCCTGGTGGCGGTGGAGGTGGATCAGGACAAGATAACAGCAGTGGTGGTGGTGCTGGTGGAGGAGGCGGAAGCCGATATAGAAGTGATCTCTCAACAATAACTAGCGAATTTACAAACAATGGAGATGGATATGCAAATATTGCTTATAAATTTACTACAACTACTGAAAGAATAATAGATACTTTAGAGTATCAAAATACAACTTTTACAGGAACAACAACGGATACTTTAAGTATTGTTTCTGATAATGCTAATTTTGCTTCTGTAAAATCTGTTCATTGTATAGTATCTCACCCAACTGCAACAAATTCTCCTATTACGAGTGATACTGCGTATTTTACACTCGTAGATGCTACTGTACAAAATAATATAATACTTGAAACTATATCAAATACGAATGATGCAACAATATCAAATCAAAACTTATCTAATGGTGACCTAACTATTCAGCAGCAAGATTCTGGAGATATTGAGTCTGGTAGAGCTACAACAGCATATGTTCTCTATTCTCCAGATAAAAATATTAATGTTGAGATGGACCTTTATGGTGGAAAAGGTGATGATAATGGAGGATATTCTGGAGGAGAAGGTGGATTTTCTAGAATTAGATTTACAATGGAGCAAAATGTAGAATATGTCATTACTGGAATAACTCCTCAGGTTAATTCCCCATTCCTCTATAGAAAAGGTGCATTAATTGCTAATGTTGGTGGTGGAGGACACGCTGGAACTTCAGGAAAAGGTGGATTTGGTGGTGGTATTGGTGTTAGTGGATCTAAAGGATTGGGAAGAAATGCTGGAAATGGTGGAATATCAGTGGCAGATGGTGCATTAGCAGTTGATGGAATTTTTGGGTCCAACACAACTTTAACTGCAGTTTCTCCAGATACTAAGGCAGTCTCTCCCAATGGAGGAACATCAATTAAGTGTACTAAGGGTGTTTATTGGAAAGATCAGGGAATTTCACCTTGCTCTGATGTTGGAACTGTTAAATTTAGATTATCTGATGGAACAATTGTGGATGCTACTGCCGCAATTCAGAGAGGATTTAAATCTGGATACAATATTAACAGAACTGGTGGAAAAGGAATTGCAAATGGTGGTAATGGTGGACATGGAACCACTGGTGGTACGGGTGGGGAAAATGGTGCCGGCGGTGGTGGTGGATCTGGATATACTGATGGAACTGTAACAGTTGTGGATACCCAACTTGGAGGAAGCACTGAAACCGCAAAGGTTGTTTTAAGACTTGCTGTATAACAACACTAAATAATAAAAAAGTAACCTGGGGGAGAGTGAACCCAAATGGCAATTAGTAAGAATTTTGTCGTTAAGAACGGATTAGAAGTTGCTGTTGATTCTTTAGTTGTAGATACTGATACTAAAAGAGTTGGTATAGGTTCGACAACCCCCCAGTATTTGCTTGATGTAAAAGGTGGAATTGGTGCAACAGATCTTATTATTACTGGATTTTCCACCTTTGCAAATGATTTGCAGGTAGGTACGTCTGGTAGTGTTTTTTATGTAAGTGATACTAATAATTTAGTTGGTGTTGGTACTTCTGTACCCGCATATACCTTAGATGTTCGTGGTCCTGTCAGTACAGGTATAAAGGCATTATATGTGTATGGTGATGCTGAGATCACTGGTGATCTTACTATTGATGACTTTACTGTTAATGAATTAAATGTTAGTGGTATCTCTACATTTGTAGGATTTTCTACTTTTTCTGATTATGTTTATATCCAAGATGGATTAAATGTAACAGGAACGGGAATTACTGCAACAACTTTAGAGATTTCTGGACTATCCACTTTTACTGGAATTGGTACATTCCAAAGCGATCTCTATGTTGCTGGAGATCTTTACATTCAAGAAAATATTACTCTTGATACTAATCTAAGTATTCTTGGTATAGCAACAATTGGAACACTTGAGGTTACTAATTTTGCATTAATTAATGACGGACTTGTAGTAACTGGTTCTGGTACAACAACCACAACACTTAATGTTTCCGGAGTATCAACATTTAGTGGAAATATTGATGCTAACGGTGATATTGATATTGATGGTCATACTGAACTTGATGATGTAAATGTATCGGGAGTATCAACTTTTACTGGAATTGGTACATTCCAAAGCGATCTCTATGTTGGTGGAGACCTTTTTGTAGACGGTAATGTTTCATATGCTCAAGCAACTTCTACCAACTTAGAAGTTACTGGTATTGCTACCATTGGTACTACTTTAGATGTTAATGGCGATATTGATGTTGATGGACACACTGAACTTGACAATCTTAATGTTACAGGATTCTCAACATTTGCAGGTTTAGTAGATATTAATAGTGATATTGATGTAGATGGGCACACTGAACTTGATGATTTAAATGTTAGTGGTGTTGCTACAATTACTAGTTTAGATGTTCAGTCTAACTTTGATGTTTATGATTCTCAGGCAACTTTCCATAATGATGTACTTATTTCTGGAAATTTAAGTATTGGTGGAACTCTAGCAACAGTCTTTGTTGAGGACTTAAGAGTATCTGACAAAGATCTCATACTTGGTTTTACTACAGATACTTCTAATAATGATGTTTCTAATGATAATACTGCAAATCATGGTGGAATTGCGATTGCATCTACTGAAGGAAATCCATTAGTAAACTTTACTCTTACTGGTATCAATACCATTCCCGATACCTATAAACAAATCATGTGGTCTAAAGCAGACTCATATGGATTTGGAACAACCGATGCATGGTTGTTTAACTATGGAGTTGGCATTGGATCTACACTAGTACCAAATGGAGTACGTTTAGCAGTCAGTGAAATTCAGTTTACTGATGATACCATCAATACTCCACAAGTAAATGTTTCAGGAGCATCTACTTTTGTAGGATTCGCTACGTTTAATGATTATGTTTTTGTTCAGGATGGATTAAATGTAGGTGGAATCACGACATCAAATGCATACGCAATTAATGGAACTCAAGTTATCAGTTCTGGTAGAGAGTTGCAGAATATTGCCTCTCTTGATGCAACGACTACAGCAACAATTGAGTCTGCAATTGCCAATGCACCAAATACATTTACTGACTTAAGAGTATCTGGTGTCTCTACTTTTATTGGATTGTCAACTTTTGCTGGAGGTTCTGAATTCTTAGGAGTTGGAGCTACAACTACTACTCTTACAGTATCTGGTGTTTCTACTTTTACTGGGACAATTGATGCAAATGGTGATCTAGATGTTGATGGTCATACTGAACTTGATGATGTCAATGTATCTGGATTTTTAACAGCAACAAATGCATATTTTAGTGGAAATGTTTCCATTGGTGGAACATTAACTTATGAAGATGTAACTGATATTGATTCTATCGGAGTTATCACTGCAAGATCTGGAATTAATGTTCTTTCTGGTGGCATTAATATTGTTGCAGGCATTGCATCAGTTGGTACAGGAATTACTATGTACCCATCAACGGGTATTATTAGTGCTACTGCATTTTATGGTGATGGTTCTTACCTAACAGGAAATGCCAGAAACCTAACTGCCACTATTGGTATTGGAACTTCTGGTGGTGTAGTTGGATATGGTGTTTCTTTCTTAGATCTTAGAGGTGCTGGAGTATCTACTGCTTATTATAATGGAGATGTTGGCATTGCTACTATTTTCTTTGAAGGTGGTGGTGGTGGTGGAAGTGCCAGTATTGGAATTGGATCTACTCCAGGAGATGCATTTGTTGGTGTTGTAACTGCAGGAAATCTTTGGTACAACACAGATATTGGTAGATTGTTTATCTACTATCAAGATGTTGATAGTGCTCAATGGGTTGATGCTGCTCCATTTAATATTGGTATTGTAACTTCTCTGATTACATCACTCACTCTTGCTCCACAAACAGCAGCAACACCAAGTCTTTCTTTCATTGGTGATACAACAACTGGTTTATTCTCTCCAGGTGCGGGACAACAAACCTTTGTTTCTGTAGGTGCTTCTGTTCTTAATATCAATCCAAGTGGTGTTGTTGTTACTGGTATTGTAACAGCACAAGACTTTGATGCACTGTCCGATATTAACTACAAAGAGAATATCAACACCGTTAATAATGCTCTTCTTAAAGTTGAACAACTCCGTGGTGTAAAGTTTGATTGGAAAGAATCTGGTAATCCATCTTATGGTGTGATTGCACAAGAACTTGAGCAAGTATTACCAGAACTTGTACATGGTAATGAACCAAAAACTGTGAATTATAACGGTATCATTGGGGTTCTAATTGAGGCAATCAAAGAACTTAAAGCAGAAGTAGAAGAACTTAAGAATACTAAATAGTAAAAATAGCCGAGTGGTTACACGAAGATGGCAATTAAGATTTCAGGAACTACTGTCATTGATGACAGTAGAAATCTAGTTAATATTAATTCTGGGTTGGGTGTAGGTATTCAGTCAGCAGGAACAACCATTGGTGCTGGCATCACTCAACTCAACTTTGTTGGTACTGGAAATACTTTTGCCGTCAACGGAAACACAGTTGATATCAGTATTCAAGGTGGTGGAGGAGGTGGAATCACTTCTCTTGACATTACATCATCACTGTTCATTTAATAAATACATAAAAAGATAAAAAGATGGCACTCCAGAAGACCAAGGTATTAAGTATCGCATCAGTTACAGGCATTAGCACTGTTGGAATCTTTACTGCTGGTGTCACTGCTACTGATGCAGGAACAGCATCAACCACTTATGTAAGAAGTGTTGTAATGCATAACACTGGATTGGGAACTGCAAGGGTTTCTCTCTACATTAACCCTGATACCAATCCTGTTATTACTGGATATGGAATCACTGCAAATCGTATTTTAAGAGTTGACCTTGCTCCAAGTGAGACAACATTCTTCGAAACTAACTATCCAATCGTTCTGACACCAACTGATGCAATTTCAGTAGAAGTTAATGCTCCTGATGCAGGTGGAACTGGTATTGGTTCTGCGGTTAATTTCCTAGTAAACGGCGATGTTGAAGTCTGATTATGAGCGTTCGTTCGTTTGGAAATCCATTAGCAAGTTTTTTATACAGGTTTGGACAGACCGGTAGTAGAGCTTCCATTCCTTATACT